GGTGTATCAATGATTTTAGGAGGCAAAAAGATCTCTCAGTCTGAGACTGAGGGATAAAAACTCCCGAGGCCGCACCGCTGCTGCCCCCCCGACCGTTATCCCACTTCGATTTATGACGCAGGAACTCTATAATTTGTTGTTATAGCGGTCGAGCGCCGTTCTTAGTGGCGGCTGTCAACTAGGGATGTTGACGTCTCAAACTAAAAGACCCATATCACGATCCCATTCTTCATTGTAAGAATCATAGGATTTAATCAGTGGGTATTGATTAGTTTCATCGTAGAAAGCCTTGACGAGCACTTTGCTCCATTTTGAAAATACTTCTTCAGAATGTTGAGCGAGTTCTCGCACGGAATTCTCGATGTTGAGCTTGCACTCAAGCTCAAAGTCAGGACACTTTCGTATCCAATTTGGTGTCTCCAGGATTACTGCCAAATCCATAGGTGCACGGTAGATGCCATTAACAAACCTAAATCCTCGCTTCAAATAAGCGACTTCATTGAGTTTACGTGAGGCTACCATGTTACCGGTCTTGGCTTCGTCTGTATATATCATGCCGAAGCTAGCATAAGCTTCAGTCACGGTGAGTTGGTTGAACCATGAAATAACTCCATCGGAGAAATTTATCACATTATCATCACCATATGATACCATAGACACCACATCATCAAAGTTCGGAGCTTTGATGGAAGCCATCTTCGCACACCTGTAGTATGCGATTCTCATCGACACACTATTATAAAACGAGTTTAGAATAGTGGTGAGAGGATTCCCAGATGGTTGGGAATGTGACAGAGAAATGTACCTGCCGTTGCAAATCCAAAAGGAATTGTAAACGTCCAACATTAGTACTCTACGGATACGAGCGTTCTCTTCGCCATCGTCATAAAACTGATTGACGACATCAGCAAATCGACTCAAAATACTTGAGTTGAGTGTGCCATCGAAGGAACTAAAGTCTCCGGCAAAAACTTTGTCACCAAATTTTTGCAATTTCTTTGCTGTTTTTGTCCAGTCCAGACCGACTGGGTTCGTGCCAATTGATTGTTCATTTTGGACTCGGTTCTCCATAACGTGAGCGACGAAACCTAAAAAGTAACGTCTAACGGTTATAGTGTAATCCATGGGTCCATTGGCGAACACTCTTGTTTTAAGAGCGTCCACTTTCTCAATCGGTCTTCTTTCGTCTTTGAGTGTTGCCGTCCAAGCGACAGGCATTCTCTTGCCTTCTCGCGCGGCTGCTATCCTAGCATCCACGGCTCGGCGCACTTCCTCGTTGTAAATGAAAGTTTGGTCATCACCCAACCATCCAGTCTTGCCGTGAGTTCCAGCTGGTTTGTTTAAAACCCAGGGATACCCGGCCGAACTACTACGGTTGATAGCTGAAATGTACTCTGAACTTTCCGAACCCGAAATGGCTTCTTCAAAAGTGAGAACACGCGCCAATTCACTGCGTCGATTGGATAGAAGATGTGCTTTAACTTCATTAACTGCAACTGTTACCTCTTCTTCTGGTATATATGGCGTATTGACACTGCACTTAGCAATGTTCTTTGCCATTAGATCAACATCAGAACGATATAGGTAACAAGGTTTGGTGATGGGATCCAAAATCTTACCATGCACTAGAGAAGTGCGGATATCAGTCTCAGCAGGTACGAAAGGCACTTTAGAGACCGCTCCTACAAATCCAAAAGTCGTGGCCGGCATTCTGAGCAAATCCTGTATATCACTCTGTGAATAATTGCGATTTAATTGCAACTCAACCGAGGAAACCCTAAAATGAGGGAGTTCGTCAGCGTCTGTTTCAACTACATCATCAAACTTCACCAGAGCTCTCTTGAGATCTGCTTGAGTCACAGATTGACCGTAAGCTTTCGTACCATCAGTGGCGCCTAGTGAGTGTATTCCCGCTATTTTGCGCAAAAAAGAGTTGTCATTGACAATAACAGGCGCTCCGCAATCTCCACCAATGGTGTTCAAAGTATAGCAAAGAGTGTCCCGAATGTTCTTCTCTTCTCCTTGAACGCTAAAGACAATAGATGCCATATCACATTTCACATTGCCCAAAATTGCAAACATGGTCGTGCCATTAATGCATCTGAGAGTTGGTAAGCATACATCAACTTGGCGAACTGAAAGTTCTGGCATTGTCTGGAAGTGTTTGATCAATGAAGTATGTGCGTTAACATAACGCGGAAATTTCCAAAGAATTGCATCCTTGTAATAACCGTTTGAAGCCTCAATGTCGACTTGTTTAATTACACTATATGGTACTTCAAAAATACTTCCAAAGTAATTTTCCATTCTTATACTATCAGTGATTTGTAAACAAGAGCGCACGTGTTTGGGAATGAGCATCACGTTATCAACGACGAAAAGACCGTTCAACAAAGGTTGATCTTTACCATCTCTAACTCTTATTATTTTATACATATTCGTCAGAACACGGTGACTAATCAAATCCTGTGCACCAGCGTCTTTCCAAGCCTGCATTTCTGCCGGTATGGATTCGACGACAACTTTAGGTTTGACTCGAGTTGAATTGTCGGCCGAGCAATGAGCTTCACAAACGACATCATCACTTTCAACCACAACTTTACTGCGCTTGTTGGTTCTAGAATCGCCAGAAGCAAACGCTTCAGTAACAATTTTCTTGCTTTTGCA